TTTTCATCTTCATAACTCATTACCTCTCTCACAAAGAATAAAGGATGTGAATCATGATAAAACAAGAATGTTGGTTTAATGGCCGATGAATCTCCTCCACTTAAACTACTTCCCGCAGGAACAAAAGGTCTTTTTGTATGTCTGTATCCTTCATAAGCTCTTCCTTCTGCAACTGTGTATCTGTTGTTTCGAGCCATCAACGATAAGAATTGAGGTTTAGCTAATGGTGGTTCTACTGTTTCTTCAGCCTCTTCAATTGCTTCTTCTATTGGAGTTTTGTATCCTTCAGGAGTAAGCAGTTGCCATATTTTCATGTCCATATTCTTTTCTACGGAATCACTAGTCCACTCTGTTCTTATTCCATCTATATTGACAATATTTTTGTGTCCTTCTTTATCACTGATTATAAGTGCATCATTTGGAGTTAGTTCTAATGCATCGTTGTCAGCAATAGGTTTAGAATAATTTGTCTTGAAACTATCAGCTTTGGTGAGTGCTGCTTTGGTTGCTCTCATCCTTCTATATAAACTCCTTCCGATTGCCATATTATCCTTCTACTCTAAAATTGTGAACATCGTTAAAGTATTCTATTCTTCCTGAGTATCCTCTGTTAACAACTTTTATTGATACACTATACTCTCTGTTTGGAACCAATGTGTCTGTCCATAAGTTCATGTATGATCCATATGCATCACAACTTACTTTTGTACTTTCCTGGTAGTATCCGTGAACATCTTCTCCTGATACTACGTCAGTTATTTTGTATAGGGAAGTTGCAGGTAAAACTAAATTTTTATTACTAGATATCAATGACCCAGTTGAATAACCTTGTAACTTATTCATTGGAATAGCTTTTATAGATAACTTTGTTCTTTCTCCTGGGGAGTAAATTGTTTTTGCGTTTGCTGCCAACACTCTTATGTTGTCGTCAGTAATTACCGTTTGTGTTCCCAACGTGTAACTAGAATCATCCCAATGAATATTTAGTTGTGGTCTGTATATTGTTTTTGTTTCATTTGAAAAGTATTGTAAGTGTCCTAAGTCCACAGCACTTTGTTCTTCAGCATCTGGTCTTTTGATCCACATATTTATTGAGCCCACAGGACTTTCTTGAGTCCATAGTGTTGTCAAGTCTACCAAGATATCACTATTGTCGTTCACCGATTTCGTTACGGACCCTTGTAAAGTTCTTATGTTGTTGGCCGAATAAGCATTTACTCCATCTTTTGTGGTCCAATTTGCACCATTAGTTTTTGCTGGATTATCAACCAACAATCCCGTTCCCATACCCCAATCAAAATCAGTAGCAATATTTGAGCGAAACTCCACTATGTAATCGTTTGAAACATTGTTTGTGTTTGCAGACCATAACTGTAGATCCATCTTGTTCACAGTTACACCCGAAACAGCTGCATTGTATTCAGTCAAATCAAAACTCATTAGGATTCTAGAATTTTTGATTCCGTTCACTGTTGGAGTCACAGTATGTTTATGTAATTCGAGCATTTGATCAACACCAGTATTTCTAGTTTGATCGAATTCGTATATCGTTGTGTCTTTGCTTGGGTTTAGTGTATATATCATAATAGTCTAGTATGTTACTACCTCTCCTTTAATGTCTTTGTTAGGAAACTTGATTTCAAAAACCGCTGGGTCAAGAGATGGATATATTATTCCATTTTGATTGGCCAATTCAAGGTCATACTTGTTACCAGAATAACCTCCCGACTCTCTCCATTTGTTAACGAAATCAACATTTATAACAGATTGTACTCCTTCCACATTGGCAAGAGTAAGGATAGTGTCCTTAACTATTATTGGCTGATTGAATTGCATACGATCAATATGGAATTCTGCTTTCAAAGCATCTATACATCTTAGAATAACTTCTTTAGAATTTCTACCAGGTAAAACAACTATGCTGAAGTTTATACCCATATTAATTATGTATCCATTCTTTATATTAATTGAGTCTGTCATCAATCTGTATTGAGACAAATATTTTTTAAGATTACCTTTTGTTGTTGAGTTCAAGTTTGTTAAACTTTTTTCTTTGTTGTAACCCAACACATACATATTCAAAGCTAATGGATTGTTCACAGGTTTTTCTGTTTTGTTGTCTATCTGAGAATCTTGTTCCATACACACTTTATTCACTGATCCAAACTTTGATGGAAGTGAATAAGCTCTAATTATATAATCTTCTTTTGTTACTGCTCTTTGTTGAGTAGCGAAATGTGCCAATGCATTATTTCTAACTTCCTCGAGTGTTTCAGTAGACTTACCACCAGTAGCTGGTTCTGGATTGTTGATCGTTAAAGATCCTTCAACCGCAGTTTTAAGAGTACTGTTTAATCCATCCACCCTAAATGAGAAAGATTTTCCACTAACTATGGTTGTTAGTTGATCTGAGTCAACATTCCCTTTTATACCATATCCAGTAGAATAATGTACTGTGAGAGTGGTATTTGCCGGTACTTGCCCATATGTGTTAGTGTATAGGAAATTTGAAGGGTCGAACGATATGTCCATATTATCTGATGATCCTATTATTTTCTTTCCTACATTTGATGGTGATGGTATTATCTCAACATCAGGGTCTGTGGATATCCCAGAACCAAACTGTATTTCGAATTTATTTTCTGATGTTATGTTTGATATGAATCTTCTAGTTGTTTTTCTTAAACTAAGAATGTATGGTGCTGCTTTCGAATTATCACTTTGTGTTGGATCAAAAGCAGATGAGTTAACGTGACTTTCAAACAAAGTGTCTTGAGCCAAATAAGGTACTTCATACCATATATTGTCATCTGAATCCACCACCTTGTCTATTCCAATTATATTGTCATCACTAATCAATATCTTTTTATATTTTTCTGGATCACCTAAAGTTATGGATTTTGTCTTACCTTCTCCACTAACAGCTTGAACTTGTTTCTTTAGTATGTAGTGTGTTGGTTGTCCATTACCATCAACTCTTGATATAGAAACATCTACTACATCATCAGAACCTTCCGATGCAAAATCTATATCATTAATTGTTGTGAATTTAATTCCACCTGAGTTCTTGATAACCATCCCAGTCAAAAGAATTGGAGCATAATCGTAATCAGGTGCACTTGCAGCTCCCGTTCCGGTTGCAGGTACTTCCATGAATGCATCAATAGTTACAACCGATGCTACACTTACTTTTGGTTTATATCCAAATGATTGAGCTAGTGAGTATAAGTTTTTTCTTTCTTGTGCGTGTTGGATCATGTTCTCCTTCATAGAGTAGTCTGTATAGTAAGAAAGAACATCTCCCACATACGCAGCCATCTCCATAAACATCATACCTGGTGATGCTGAGCTGAAGTCGTTGTATGCTGTTGGAAAATAGTTTTTTGCATACGACATCAATTCATTTTTGATCCCACCGAAGTCTTTGTTTGAATATTTTATGTCTTTCGACACTTTCTCACCTTTTGCCATTTTTTTATCTTTGTATGTTTAATTTAATATCTTCGTTGATTGCGTACCCTGGAACAGTGAATGATATTCCTATAGTTAATAAGTGTTCATCCATTACCGAGGTAACATCTGTTATATTTAGTAGTGGCATCCATCTTTTAACAGCAGCCTTAATTGAAGCTGATAAAAGTTTTGTTGTTTGACCAGGACCCACATTCTCAAATATAACTCTATACACGTCAGTACCAAACTCAGGCTCCATAACTCGTTCACCTTTCATAGTAAGTATCAGATTTTCAAGATTAGCTATTATCTGTTCTTTTGATGTGTACAGAGAATTAAATGTACCATACTTTACCCCAGACATTGGTAAACCAATCCCAGTCGCGATATCAGTATCGAGATCTATTGGGTTGATTTTATGTTGAGATCTTTTATACATTATTTGAATCTTTTAACTAGCTCTGAGTAATCTCTGTTTAGTGCTTTAGATATTGTTGGATCCAATTTGCTTTGATCTACCGGTCTTCCACCAATGTCAGTTTGTGGAGTCATAGTTTGTCCATTCATAGCTGCGAACTGAGCTCTCATGTTTGATTTGAAATCACCCATTGAAGGCCATGGTTCGTCGTTTGAAAGAGATCCATTCCTAGTGTCTGTTACTGCTTCAGATAATGTCATGCTTTGAGATTTCTTTTGTTCAAGAATCGTCATTGCTTCGTTTATTTCCGATTGCACTATTTTCTTTACTTCTGATTTTACAACCGCTCTGATAAGTCTTACCAAGTCTTTTTTTGTCATGATGTGCTACTCTTAATGTTTTGTTATTGTATATAAATATAACGTGTATCTAGTTTAGACCGATCCAAGGTACAACAATTGGGGAAGGTGCCGGAGTAATTCCAGTAAACAATCCGGTAGTGGTTGATAAGTGATCTTTATATGCTACAACCAAATCTCTTGCAACATCACCAGCATCTTCCATTTGAAATGCATTGTATATGTTTATTGCTAATGTTGTTGGTACACCCGGAAAAACCAAAACATTCACTGTTCCCGTCACAGCTCCTGGATGTGGAATAACTGGAGATACTGGATTACCAGTCCAATATTGTATCATGGCTGCCCCTATAATGTTGTATGGAGCTGATCCCAAACTTTTAGGTGATGCTAGTTGTGTTGCGAATACTTGCATCCACGCTGCTGTTAATATTTCTTTGCTTTTCAATACAACCACATTACCCATTGGATCCATAGCATTGGTCACAGAGTTGTGATACGATTCAGCAAAGAATCGAGCTGTTTCTTCGGTTCCTTCAGACTTCTGTCCATCCAGGAAGTTGAATATTTCAGACTCTAGTTTTGTCCATACTATCATAATTAGTTTTTCATTTTAGCGAGTTCAGACATTATCTTTGTGAAATCAGCTACATTGATTGGAGGTCCCGATGGTCCAACTCCAGTTGGGTGTGTCATTTTTGTGATTGCTTCAACCAAAGCTTCCATCTGATCCATCAGTGCAGTCAAATCAACTGACCATTCTTTGGATGTTATTCCAATAGCTCCAACAGAAGATATAATCAAATCGTCTTCATTAGAATGGAATACCAATCTCCCAGACTCAATCAATACTTGTGATCCAAGATATTGTTCTGGTGATCCACTATGACTCTTTGGAGCAAGTGCATCTGTTGTAAGGTAATGATTGGACGCAAGAATAATTCTACCTGAGTCGTCTGCATTAGGAATTCCAACGTCTCCATTACGAATAATCATTATAGGACTATTCTCTGCACCATCTTCTGCGAACGATTCTGATTCTCCACTTACTTCAGCAGCTAAATCGTTCTGATCAGCTTCATCCAACACATAACCCATTCTTATAGATGATCCCCATCTACTTTGCATCATGGTTTCACCTAATGTAACTACTCGTTTATTTTTTTCATCCACCTTGAGGTGTTCGTCTGGTATTTCTTGATCTTCTAAAATTGTTGTGTGTTTGTTAGATGAATACGATATGGTTTCAGAATCGTTTATAACACTCAAATAATAATACAGTTTGGTTAAATCGTCCATAAACACAAACACTGATTCATTCAGTAATGGTAAGGTGAATGAATTTGGATCCATTGGATTGGCTTCAACTTGTTGTTCTGTTTGATCGTCTAGTATGATTGATACTTGTATCTTACCATAACCATCAACCAAAGACTTAACGACTCCCACAGCCATAGAAGTTTTAGACTTTCTATTGTCTGAGTTGGAATCATTGTTGTCGTTGAAACCTGCATTGTACTTGTTATCGTTCCAAACTGTACCTGACATTATCTATCGAACTCCATCTCCTCAACAGTAGAAAGTAATTGCTTCTTTTCTTCTTCCGATAATAAAACTCCAGTTGCGTTACCAGCAGATGTTGATGCTGATATTCCTCTTTGAACAATCGCAGCCAATTTGATTAGGTGGTCATCGTTCTTCACAGCTACATCCAAATATTCTTTGATTATCGGTACAATGATTGTTGCGTCTCCGATACTTTTGATCATTGGTTGTAATTGTGATATTAATTCGTTTATCTGTGCTTCCTTTCTGGTAGAGTTTTCGTATATGTCTTCCATTAAGCCAGAAAAGGTTTTCCCTTTAAATATTTCGTCTTCCATAAGTGCCTCTATGTCTTTATTATATAAATATACTAATACAAGAAAAGCCCAGGCATTACACCTGAGCTCTTCTATCTATAACCTATTTGTAATTACTTCTTGATGAAGAAACCCCAAATAATTACCAATACTACTAGACCAACAAATCCACCTTGTCCAAGTGAAGTTACAAGTGCTGATAGATTAGCTACTACATCCATTCCAAATACTGAACCGCCAGTTAAAACTGTCCATAAAATTGTTACTGGTAAGATAGCCATCATGATTGATAATAAACCTGCTAAAAAACTATTTGCTTTTTTAATTACTGCTTCCATTTTAATTCTCCTTAAATTGCTTTAAATTGATTTGTGACAAAATTGTCGTGGGGTGTTAAGAGCTCCTACTAACTAATGTTAATTAATTATTAGAAACGGTAAGATAACCCTAGGTTAAATGTCCCGTTCCTCTCTCCTGATTCATCCTCAGATACATTCATTGTGTAATTAGGCTCTACTGCTAGAGCTTTCCATACTACAAACGAATAACCTAAACCTAAAGTCAAGTTGTCCAACGTTTCTTCTGTCGGTGCTTGTGCTGAGATAAAGATGTTGTCAGAGTAATTGTATCTTGAAATAAGATCATACTCTTCGCCATTCTTTACTAACCCAAGCGCGCAGTTATTAGCCACATCCACCATAACACCTAAGTTATCAGTGATTGCGCCTAGTTCTAAATCAGCTCCTTCAGCTGGTGCGTTATACGTAGATACTACCGTAAAGTTTTGAGCCGAAGCTCCTATTGTTGTTGCTAGTGCAACTATTAATGTTAAAATTGTTTTTTTCATAATTTGTTTTCCTCTATTTTTATTATGTACCACTATTGGTACTGTTAAAACTGAGAGCTCTTGATTATTTAGGCTACACCCATAGCCTAATTCTTCGTGTATTCCAAGTACTTGGTCTTGTAATCTTTTTTGATTCCACTTAAAACCTTGGATATGTTCTGAGTAGATTCATTTGTTATTTCTCTTATTCTAAGATACAATACTTTTTTGTTGTATTTTTCTATGTCTTGTCTATCCCTGAATATGTCTATGATTGCATAAGCAATACATTTGTCGCTGTTTGTTTTGTAAAGAGTTTCAATACTCTTGTCATAATACTCAACAAACATATCCATAAACACATTAAGGTTTTCTGTTATCTCCTTTCTTCCTTGTTCATTTGTTAAATCTCTTTGATAGTCTATTTGGTTGATTGGTGCTTTAGCTTTTAATTTTGCCCAAGCCTTGTTGTTAGCTTGAATGCAATAGTTCTTTGCTACAATACTAAAGTATGAGAATGCTCTTCCTTTCTCCTCTGTAAACTTATCTAGCTTTTGTAGTATGAACCCAATAACTTCATATTGTTTATCTTCTGTTGAACCAAACATATAAGGAAACTTGAATCTATTGATTATGTTTTGTGATAGTTTCCAAAGAGCATAATGCATATGTTCATTGTAAATCTTTCCTCGTTTGATTTGATCTGTTTCAAGATTGTATGCTATGATAGCTCGTTCTGTAATTGGAGTGAAGTACATTTTGTTCTTTCTTTTCCTTCCTCGCCTCTTAACATTCGGATTAAGTAGTTTATCTAAATCCTCTTGATAAGCAGGCAAGTTCTTATAGAATTCGTCTACCGGAGACAATATAT